ACTTTCGCATCACAGTGGTCTTTCCAGTTCCTGGAATACCAATCAAATAAACTATTTTCATTGAAAAAATCCTTCTAATGTTGGTTTTTGAGCATATGCTTCAGGATGATATTCTTGCACCATATTTTTTCCACCTTTGTTCTCAAGAAAATCAAACCATTCTTTCTCATTGAACATATTCGGTGAAACACCATTCCAATATTGTTTCCATAGTCTATGATCTTTATTCAATCTCCTTGTGTCAACAAAGTTTTTACGAATTGATTCATATTCCCATGATCCAAGATTATCCATATCCTCACGGAAATAGAAAACTAATGACATTCTCATCATGTCTTCTTCACCAGAATCTGGAGCAGTGATCGGTGTATTTCCATGAATAACACGCATGTTGTCAATTAACAAAAGATCTCCAGGTCTAACATTAACAGCCATCCGAACTTCTGGAACAACCAAATATCCACCTTTCCAGTCTTTGTTATCCTTTGTGATTACTGTTAGATTGCTATATCCAGCATTCAAAGAACCTGCATCTCGATGACATGCCATTCTGGCATTTCTTTCTTTTGTTGTTGTGTTGACAGTAATCGTAGTGAATGTAGTATCTTCACCAATGAGAAATTTCTTATCGAGTCGATCAGCAAATTCTTGTTGAGCCGAATGTCGATTTGGTAATAGTCTATTGAATTCCCTTTCCAGTTTTCTTGCAAACGGATAACATTTTGCAAATTGTTCAAGATTATTATCAGTATATGCTGTTGCTCTTCCATATGGAATTCTTGGATATCTTCCATAGTAACCAGCAATACCTGACCAAAGTCCAGCAGCATAAGTTGTATTTGAAATCCACTTTTCTCTTACAAGTTTTGAAAACTTTGTTGCCTCTTCAATTGGCATTGCTTTTATTCTACTCATCAGCTTAGGAAAAAATCCATCATATTCAGGATATTCCTTTTCGACAACATCTCGTAACCAACAAAATCCTCTTGTATTCTTGACATATTTGCCAAGATGTTCTTCCATAATAGTCTGTAGTGGATCTGTTCCATCAAGACTTTTTGGTTGTCCTGCCATAAAATACTCTAGCACATCATATTGATATGGTGTTACCCATTCTCTTCCTGCTAGCTTTTCTGTTTTTGGACCAGCTGCGAGTCCTCGATTATGAGATTCAGCTGCAGCATCAAACAATCCTTCAAATGCTCCTTGTTGCTCCTCAGCAGTGAAAACATTCTTTCTAAATTTAAAAGCAATTTTGTTTTCATCTGCAAGATCTGTATGATACTCTTTTTTATCATAATTATAATCAGGTGGAAAGTATAAATCTGTATCACTGTCAATCAGAATATCATATGATTCATCATTAACATATGTTCCCAAAACTTTTTCTTCATCAAGAACTTGCATAGCAACATAAACATCTTGTCCTTCATCTCCTTTGTATTTCTGCCACTTATTTCCATTTATTTCTACAATTTCCATCAGAATGCCTCCAATCCCATTAATTGTTTTGAAAATGTATTATTGTAATCTATAACACCTGTATTTAGAAAAATTTCCATCTTTGTTTTGTTTATTTCGTTTATCAAATATTCTCTTCTTATTGACTCTTCTCTACATTGCCACAATGGTGTCCAATCAATTCCATCCCATCCATCACGTTCAACTTGTTTAATTTCTTCAGCTTGTCGATCCAAATAATAACCAAGATATCTGCCATTTCTAGTGCGAAATAATTTTTTGAAAGAACAAAGGCAAGTTTCCATTCCAAAATAATCTGCCTTGTTTGCCTGCTCTGGAAATAATGTTTTAACTTCTTCAAGAATCTCTGAGCCTTGATTTTCCATCCAGTCAATCTGATCTTGATCTAGAACCTTATCAACCCAATCATCCTTTCCAAGAGCAAAACATAATCCGTTTCGATGAGATCTAGATCCTGAATAATCTTTCAACCAAAGATTATCAATATCAATATTTAATCCACATGTTTGTTTTAATGTTTGAATATAGAACCATGACATGTATCTTCCATACTTGTGCCATGTATTTACTTCTTTCCAAAGATTATAAAAATTGGTGAATGGATTATCTGTGAACAAACTCTGGAATGCTTCGAGTTGACTTCTATCACCTACCCAGTTCTTATAAGAAAGAAATTGAGCAGGAAGATGTCCTTTGTTCCATTTTGTGTCTGTTTGATATCTAAGTCTTTTAAAATTATCAGTATTCCACTGTTCGAGTCGATCGACACCAACAAGTTCCATATCAGGAAATTCATTCCAGATTACGTATGCAGTTGGAAAATGATATGTTGTTCCATATATCCACGTAATCCAAAGTCTTTGCTCAATATTGAATTCAAATCTGTCATAAAAATAATTCAACATGTAAAGAGCAGGATCACAATCATCTATTATCAACGACCATCCAAACCAATCAATGAATGCCTTTTTTCTATTTTCCAGCAAACGGTAATCCATCAAAACTTCTCTAATGAAGGTACATCAAAAAGATAATTTCTTAACCAATATTTTCCAACCTTTGATATGGAGTCCTCAACTCTTTGTTGTTTCACCTTTCCAAACTTATGATAAGTTATACTCTCTTTTCGCAAAAGATCAAGAACTTTTTTGTCAGAAGGAATCGCAATAGAGGGATTATTTATAGCTTCCTCTCGAAAGCTCAATTGTTCTTCTTTTGTAGGAAACAGTGGTTGATCTGATCTCAAAGATCCGGATGAATCAACAGCCCAGAATACCAATCCATTTCGAATATGCCAGCTAATAGAAGTTGGTGTGCATGATATTTTCAATCTTCTCATTTGATTTTTGTATGCATCATTCATCACATATTCCCATATTGAAGAGGCATATCCTTTTCCTTCATATCCTTGGAAAGTCACAATCTCATAAAGATTGATATAAGAAGTTCTTTTACTATATGTAGCAAATACTGCAGAGACTGGTTGATCATTGTCATACATTACGATTGGAGGATTTTTGTCATAGTTTTTAAAACGAATCCACAAACTATGAGCAGAATTTAAAAACTTGGTATTGGTTCCATTTTCTGAATTCTCAATAATGTCATTAATATTTTCATGGTTGTTGGTCTTGAATATCATGTGGTTTCTTTACTTTTGTTTCTCCTTGATTTGTGTATTTTACATACATCTCGCATCTTTGTGGATTACTCAATCCACTGCGAATAGCAATATCTTTTGTTGATGTGAATATAATTCCTCTATCAAGTTTTGTATACCATAATGGTCGAGATTCGTTTCTGAATCCTGTAATTCCTTTTTCAATGTCAAGCATTACAACTGACATACTAGAAGGAACAAAATCAATCAATGGATTCTTATTATTCTCTAATGACTGTAGAATCAATTCACTATCATTTGCAGTCTCAGTTTCGTACTTCCATGTACTTTTATCTTCCTGAGAAATTACACCATTATGAACTATGCTATATCTATTAGATGAGAATGGTTGAGGATATCTTAAATCAGACGTTGAATAACGAATATGCCCTAACAAACAGATTGTACCATCATCATCAATGCATCTTTCAAAATTTGATTTGTCAAGAAATTTGTTTGCTGGGATGTTTTCTTTTTTTGTTAATATTTCAGAATGTTTGCGATATGAAATACCAGTAGCATGTTTTCCTCGAATCATTGTCTGTTTGAATATTTTTCTTATCAGAGAAATATCTTGATCACACACATCAGTTAATTCTATTCCTATAACTCCACACATTATGCCACTAGCCAAAATTGTTTTTTTAGTATTGATTCTAATCGAACAGAAGTGATCACTCCATATCCCTTTTCTTTCTCAGGAAGAACTACTGGACTACCATTTTTCCAATGTATGTATACCATACTACCACGTGGAAGTGCATTTGTCAAGTTCTTTGCTTGTTTAAATATTAATTTCTGAGCATCAATCCTTGTCATATTATTCACCCAAAGAAATTGTCAAGTGTTGGCTGTGTTCCATATGTACGATCAATATCCCAGCCGATTTGGCGAACAATGAACATCAATGGTTCCACAAAAGCCTTTTCAAATTGAACTTCATAATCAACATATGAAGTCACATCTAGTTCTTTTGGCAGTTTACTAATAAAAGAAATTACATTTGACTGTAATGGATTGGGCTTTCTTAGATTGAGAAATTTGATCTTCTCACCTTCTTGAATCAAAGGGAATTTGGAGATCAATTTATTACGTTTGAGAAGATAATTATAAATCAATGCTCCTTTGCAATGCATTGGAGTCGATTTACGGTAAATAGAAGACGAGTCACTCCATTTGTCAAGTCCATTGACAGATCTTGGAAATGCAATATCCTCAGCAGGAAGTTTCATAAATTCGTTTCGGAAGTTCTGAATAAATTCATTAATCTGATTTTCATTACCAGACATTATTACCTTCAGCGCCTCCTTGATCTTTTGTCTACAAGGGTATGGAGTTGATGATTTGACTGCTTCAATACCCATAATTTTCAATTGAGGATCTGCATACCGAACACCTTCAATATCCCATGCATTAAGAATATATCGTTTCTTTGCAACCCAGATACCTTTGTCAGCAATCACCTCTCGTTTCATCTGCATTTTCTGAGCAAAAGCATTCATATATTGCTTGAGTTCTTCATAGCATTCATCAATATACGGTTCTATCTTTTCTTTAGCAATAGTGTCTAGAAACGATACCACTTTTTCAGTAAAAGTATCAGCACAGAATACTTTATCAATAAGTTTATCAAAACAAATATAAACTGAATCAGTATCAGATGCAATCACATAATCTTCATCTTCAGTTTTAAGAAGATTGTTAAGATATTCATTCAGCTTTCGTTCAATCCAACGAATAGAAAGTTGACCAGCAGTAGTTACACCTTCAGCAATCGCAAGATCAAAATATCTGAACCATTCATTGCCGATAGCACCATAGGCTGAATTCAATGATATCTTTCTAGCCATCTGAATGTTATTATAACGTGAAACATCATTCAAATATTCTGTATTCTTTGTATCCTCATATTTTTGTTTTGCATGAAGCATTTTTTTCTTGTATGTCGTTCGATCATCATACAGCTGTTGCATCATAGCAGGAAGAAATCCCTGTTTCGAAATCCTGAACTTGGTCCCATTTGGTGTCATGGTCAAATTCTTTTCCTTCAGAAATTCTGTATCATATTCTTTTGATACGAATTTACCAATCTTTGTATCACCAAAATTCACACCATCATCAGCTAATGTTTCAGGTGAAATATTATACTGAATAATCAAATGTGGATATAATGAATTCAAATCAAATGAAAGAACCCATTTGTGTTGACCAACAGCAGGATCTTTTACATATGCACCAGAAAATTGGCCAGACTTTGAGGATAAGTTTTTTTGAGGAATCACAATATTTTGTGTTCGCAAATGATTGTAAATCAAAATATCCCAATACTTTACCGAAGTAAAC